GTAAAGGCTCTAAGTGCAAAAGTAGAAGCACTTGAGAAGACACTATATGCTAAAGATAATCTTTTAATGAAAGCAGGTTTAGTGGTGACTAATTCACCTACCCCTGCACTTGATAATGCAATTGGTGGTGCTGGTGCAATACCAACGACAGATGTTGCTGATATGGATTGGTCTTCAATTCATAAAATGGTAGCAAAAATGGAGTGATTTAAATGCCGGAAAGAGTAACAAGAGAAGAAAGAAAAATTAGCCTATTGATTGAAAAAGCAAGAGCAGCAAAAGAGTTGCTTAGTTTGTCTTTAAATGATAACAATAGAAGTCCTGAAGAAGATGACATGGAAGAAGTTAAACTTAAGAAGCCAAAGGCTAAAGAAGATAAACCTAAGTTTAAACCTAACATCGGCCCTGCTTCTAATCATGCGTATGCAGGTGAAGAAACATCAGTTAAGAAAGCCTATGGGATGCCGGATAATGAGTCTAGGTTTGATAACTTAGGTAAATTACAGGTAATGATTGAGAGTGCGATGGAGTTTGCTGTAAAAATAGCCGATAAGAAAAATGATTTGGAAGAAGTCTTGAGGCATTTGGAAAGAGCAGAATCTCTAGTTTTTGAACTCACAGATAAATTGATGTGAGTTAAATGAAACTCGGTTCTATTGAGAAGGATAAACAGCCTTCTTTAGAAATTACTCGCCTATTTGAGAGGACTAGGGTAGCCTATCTTTCGGCTAAAACTGACCCTTCAGAATACAGTGGTCGTTGGAGAAAGGCAGTTGATTTAATCATAGAATCATATAATGAACTTGATTCTGCTGGAAAGGAACTTAACAACTTCATAGATGAAAAGGACTTAACTAGAAAAGAAACCAAAAACCCTACTAGTAGAGAAGCCCAAGAGTTGTATGAAAATATAAAACTATTAAGGTATTCTTCCGAAGTAGTAGCAGACCCTTTCGCTGAAAGGTTCAAGGGTAATGTCCTTGAAGAATTGCTATCTAATCCTGAAAGTATGCTTAAATTTGTCCACTATGCTTTAAGGAATGATAGTAAAGCCCTATCTAAAGAGGTTTTAAGCATTAAAGATATGGAACCCGACTCAATTACGGCAGGTCTTATGGGTCTTGACATAGAATCGGAGGACATCGCCCTCTATATTATCGAGCATTACGGAGATGGAAAAGACTCAAAGAAGGTCGAATCCAAAGTAAAGGCCGCTATGGATATGCTAGAACTAGTATTCTTTTCTCAACATGAAGAAAAAGAATGGACTGAATTAAAGGATATTGCTAAATCAGAGGAAAAGAAATCTATTACTCATTTTATTATTCCAAATAAACCTATGTATCGTATTTTTGAAATAGATGATATTAAAGAACTTAAAGGATTCAGTGGTGATTGGTATGTTCAAGAAAAGTATGATGGTATGAGAATTCAATTACATAAGTTAGATGGTAAAGTTACTATCTATTCTTATAATGAAAAAGACATAACTGATAAGTGTCCAGAACAAGTCAAAGAACTTAAGAAGAAAGAATACGGTGACTGTATTCTAGATGGTGAATTAATTCTATTTAAGGGTGAAGAGTCTTTACATAGAGCCGATACTGTGGCACATGTATTCAAAGGTAAGTATAAAGATGCTGACTTAAGATGCCATGTATTTGATATTATACGACATGAATCTCAAACCTTAACTGATGAAGAACTAGATTCAAGGATGAAAATACTATTTAATAACTACTCTTCTAAAACCAATCATGCAATTGCTTATCCTTCTAAGAAAGATACTAGAGAGGCAGATAACTTACAGGATATTGAGACTTATGCTAAAGACATGATGGAAATACCAACCTCCGAAGGAGTAGTAATTAAAGATGCTACTTCTACTTATTATATAGGCACTAAGAAAAATCCTAAATGGATTAAGTGGAAGAAGTTTGTTGATTTAGATGTTATGGTTTTAACTAAAAATAAAACCAAAAGTAATTTATATTCGTATGGCTTAGGTATTGGGCCGGTAACAGAAGACTTAGATAACTTAGTTGAAATTAAAGGCTCAAATTACATGAATGTAGGTAAGGCTCTTAATACTAAAATTTCAGTAGATGTTGGGGATATTATCCGAGTAAAGGTAGATGAAGTTAAAAAGAAAGGAGAAACATACAGTCTCTACTCCGCTAAAGTAATTGAAGTTCCCGAAGTAATTCTCCCAGATAAATTAGTTACCTTAGAGTTTTTATCAAGAGACACTAAGAAGTCATTGAACTATGATGTAGAAGCACTGACTAAAGGAATTAGAGTAACTGATTACATACATGGGGAAACTAATTTAATTATAAAATCAGGATTAGATGGCTTTACTATCTATGGCTTTGAAGAGGATAATTTAATGTCTAAGAATGCTTTGAATGATTTAGATATGTGGAAGCAACAGGCTATTGATATTATGAAATCAAAACAAAGTGAATTAACAGTTGCTATCTTTCAATATCTAAAAACAAATGGGCCTAAAACTGCTAATGAATTACACGCTTATTTAAAAGAAAAACATACTGACTTATATGGAGAGGTTTTAGATTCAGATAAGAGTAAAGTAAAGGAATGGTCTTCTTTAAGGGATGGAATAAGCACAATAGATGATAAGTTGTCGGCTGATGATGATAAGATTATGCAAGAAGAAGAAATTCTTAAATCAATGAGTGCTATAATGGCCCAAGAATCAAAAGTAAAAGAAAGAATGGCTAAACCTACCATGAGAGTAGAAGAAGAATCTAATGTAAATCAAGATGTAGCAGAAATTGAAATTGATGCTGATTCTTCGGGAGATTGTTGCCAACAATTAAAAGATGATTTTATAAATACTCGTAGAAGTAAATTAATGGATTTAATGGAACATCATGGTTCTTGGGAAAAAACGGTGGTTAGCATTAGTCGTTCTTTTGAGGTAGTTTATAAGGAAACATTTGAAAAAGAAATGGGTGATTTCAGTGATTTTATTAATGAACTGGACTGTGAAGATGATTACTTCTTACCAGAAACAAATATCTTTGATTCTGATAAAGAAGCCTATGAAAATTATAAAAGTTGCATTTCTTTTGGTTCGGGCTTTTCGGATAAGTATGCTATGCTTAAAGCATATAAAACCCCTAAAGAATTAAGAGAGGGTCAATTCAAGTTATACTCTAGAGAAGATGATAACTTAACTTTAGCAATCAAATTAGATAAAGAAACTATGTTTTGGACTATTGAATTAGACGACCAAAAGGAACTCTTTGATTTGTTTGGTGCGGCTGGTAAATACCCAGCAGAAGTTTCAAAGAACTTTGAACAAGGTAAAGTAGTAGATTCTGGTAAGATTAAATTAGGAGTTCAAAAAGATGGCTACCATGAGTATTTCTTAGAAGGCAACAAGTTTGAAACTAAAATGCACTTTAGAGTCATTGAAGTTAAAGGTATAAGAATGTGGTTGGCTTGGACAGGCTTCAAACAAGAACCTGCCGATGATGATTCCGATGAAGGGAAGTGGGATATTTATGCGGATAAGCATAATAAAATCCCCCTACCCAACAAGGATTAAGTGTTCTTTATATAGTGGTCGGGCTAAGGAAAGGTTGAGGAAGAATGAGTTCGGCGGTAATGTCAAACAGAACCAACGAGTTCAGGATTCTAAAAAGCGACGATTTAATGATTGGTGGTTATGCTTCTATTGAAATCGTTGATAAACAGAATGACCTCATTACACTCAAAGCACTTAACGAAGCAGTAAGCAAATATATGGAGAACCCTAAATTTAGAAATGTAATGACTAATCATTCTAATGTTCAAGTTGGGGAAGTAATAAAATCATATAGAGATAAAAGTGGCAAAATATGGAAAACCGAAGTTGATGATGTAGGATTCTTTGTTGTTATTAAGTTAAGAGATGATATTGAAAAAGCAAAAGAAATCAATAGAGGCATTAGAAAAGGTTCGTTAAGGTCATTTAGTATAGGTGGACAAGCATTAGAAAAAGTAAAGAAAAACCACCAAGAATTAGGCGACTATAACGAAATAAGTAAATTAGAACTACATGAAGTAACAATTTGTGAAAAAGGAATAAACCCAGAAGCACGATTTGATATTCTAAAACAAGACAAAACAAAAAAAGAAGTGAGTAAGATGACTAAAATTGAAAAAGCATTAGCCGAATTAGACGCACTTATGGAAGAGGTAAATACTCTCCGTAAGGAAGAAACAGAAGAACTTGAAGGTGAAACAGTAGAAGATGCTGAATACATGCAATCAACAGAAGAAGATACTGTAATGGATGATTCAAAGAATGCAGCCTATGTTTCAACTTTAGATGGTGCAGGTGTTGAAATTGGAAACCCTGCTGACCGAGTAGTAATTAACAACGGAAAGCCTATCTCTTCCGATTTACCAGTAGTCAAGGCATTTGATAACAATGACCTAACTACCCTTGATTTATCTGTTTCTAACATTGAGAAGGCTTACGGTGCTTTCCGTCAAGAACAACTTGAAAAGTTGGCTTACGATAACCTCCAAAAGTCTTTTGAAAACCGCTTTAGTTCTGAAGTTTCTAACAAAGAAGGTCTTCTCGCAAAGTCTCAATATGACGCTGCAAGTGAGATTTCATCCCTTAAAGAAGAATTTACTCAATTGCGAAAGTCTTTGACAGCAGAGAAAGATTCAATTATTAAGGCACAAACAGAAGCAACAGTAACACTCCCATCATTAGAAGACCTTGCAGAAATGGAATGGTCGGATATTCATAAGATGGTAAACAACATTTGAGGTGATTTGAATGACAGGATATATTAATACAATAGCAGACTTAGAAGCGCAAACATACGGAATTAACAACTTACCTGCTGGTAATGCTTTACTCAAGCAAGCAGGTATGGTTGGCGGTATTCATACCGGACATGGTGGAGTCAATTCACTATCGGGTTCATCGGTTGCCGATGTTTCCGCATTATACAATGTAGTATATGGACAGAAAGTTTGGTCTATGCCAAACAGAGAAGTTAATGCACTATCAATGATTGCAAAGCGACCTTATACATCAAGTGGATGGAGAGTTTTAAAGAGCCGATCT